CAGAAAGTCCAACAGGGGCAAGCAAACAGAATCGCTCTCGTTGGAGCTACCGCAGCTGATGTTCGGGACACTATGGTCGAAGGCGAATCAGGACTCCTACGCATCTTCCCAGCAGGCGAACGCCCACGATATGAACCATCGAAACGGCGCATCACATTCCACAACGGAGCGAAGGCAACAACCTTCTCCGCCGATGAACCGGACCGACTCAGAGGACCAAACCATGATCTGGCGTGGTGTGATGAGATAGCAGCGTGGCGATACCCAGATGCGTGGGACCAACTCATCTTCGGTTTGCGCATCGGTAACGACCCAAGACTCGTAGCAACAACCACCCCAAGACCAACAAAGCTCATACGACAACTCGTAGACCGTCCAGATGTTGCAGTCACCAGAGGAAGCACGTTCGAGAACAAAGCAAACCTCGCCCCAACATTCCTCGAAGAAGTCATGTCCAGATACGAAGGAACACGACTGGGACGACAAGAACTCTACGCCGAAATCTTGGATGACGTAGAAGGCGCTCTCTGGAATAGACAGCTCATCGAGAACGCAAGAGTGAACGCATACCCCGATCTGGTCCGAATCGTTGTTGGCGTAGACCCAGCCATCTCCAGTCACGAAACAAGTGCAGAAACAGGAATCGTAGCAGTAGGAATAGACCAAAACGGTTACGGCTACGTCTTAGATGACCGAAGCGTGAAGGGTTCCCCAGTTGAATGGGCGAACGCAGCGATAGCCCTCTACCACAGATGTTCCGCTGACCGTATCGTGGTCGAAGCTAACCAAGGCGGAGACATGGTGCGCCACACTTTGCAAACAGTAGAATCGCAGATACCGATTAAGATGGTGCATGCGACTCGTGGCAAGCGAACAAGAGCGGAACCAGTCTCAGCCTTATATGAGCAGGGCAAAGTCTTCCATGTCGGAGCGTTCCCCACTCTTGAAGATCAAATGTGTTCATGGACACCAGACTCAGCGTCCCCTGACCGCTTAGATGCTCTGGTTTGGGCAGTAACAGAACTCATGATAGGAGCAGGGCAACCGCCAACAGTTGTACCTTTTGGCGCTACGCAAGCATCTCCGTGGGAAATAAGTTAAAGTAAGAGTGGGTGAAATGATGGAAAAACAAGCACGACCAACATCGACTGACTTCATGGAGATAGGTTCCTCTGGTCTAGTTCAGTACGGCGGACGAGTAGAAGAAGACTTCCTCCGACAACTACAAGGCAAACGTGGCTACGCCATCTACCGTGAAATGGCAGAGAACCACCCAGTCATCGGTGGCATCTTGCAAGCAATAGAAATGCTATTCCGTTCAGTGGACTGGACGGTGGAACCATCAGACAAAGACAACCAAGCCTCAATCGATGAAGCCGAGTTCGTGGCTGGCTGCTTGAATGACATGTCGATAACGTGGCAGGACACCATAAGCAACATCCTCTCAATGTTGGTATACGGCTTCTCATACAACGAAATCGTGTACAAGCGCAGGCAAGGACACACAGAAGACGGCACAAGTTCAGCGTTCAATGATGGACGCATCGGCTGGCGCAAACTACCAGTCCGGTCACAGGACACCGTGTACGAATGGAAGTTCGACAAGAACGGCGGAATCGAAGGCATGACCCAAATGAATCCTCTAGCAGGAACTGGTCCAGTATTCATACCTATCGAGAAGGCGCTACTGTTCAGGACAACTTCAAAGCTCAACAACCCAAGGGGCAGGAGTTGTCTGCGATCAGCGTACACAAGTTGGTATTACCAAAAGCGGATAACCACCATAGAAGCCATAGGCATCGAACGTGATCTCGCAGGACTACCTGTCGCCTTCGTACCACCGCAACTCCTTTCCGATAACGCAACAGCGCAGGAAAGCGCAGCACTCAACGAAATCAAAAAGATCGTTCGTAACATCAGAAGGGACGAACAAGAAGGTCTGGTCTTTCCGTTAGCTTACGATCCAGAGACAGGACATAAAGCCTACGACATACAACTCCTGACATCGGGTGGCAAGCGAAATTTTAACACGAACGAGGTCATAAACCGCTACGACCAAAAAATCGCGATGAGCCTCCTTTCTGATTTTTTGTTATTGGGACATGAGCGTGTCGGCACGCAAGCCCTCTCAGTTTCAAAGATAGAACTCTTCATGGACACCATCGAAGCATGGCTCGCAGGCATAGCGGACGTGTTCAACCACTACGCAATCCCCCGACTAATGAGACTCAACGGAATCAGCGATGAACTCTTCCCCACTCTACAGTTCAGCGCACCAAGAGACCCAGACATAGGAGTACTCGGCGACTACGTTTCCAAACTCACCGCATCAGGAGCGATGCTCCCAGACGATGACCTCTCCGACTACCTAAGAACTCTCGCAGGACTACCAACCGAAGAAGCCGAAGAAGTCCAGTAATGACCGTCAAGGTCGCATGGGTACAGAAGAAACGTGGCGACAATCACCTGCCACGATTCAGACCAACAGACTCGGACGCTTTAGATGCCAAAGAGAAACGCATCAACGATGCCATCCTCGAAACAATGAACAAAGTCCCAGAAGACTTCTACCGCCGGTACATCTTCAATGAAGTCAACGAAGCAAGAGCGCTCGAAAGACTCATCGAAGAACTCACACCAGAACAGGACAAGATCGCCGTGACTATCTTCGCCGTGTACGTTCAAGCCGCAGACGATATGGCACACCGGCTCAGAGATAGCATCAACCGTGAACTCCGCCGACTCAAATCAAATGCACGACTACAGGGAAGCAGAGAAGCAAACAAAGCGTTCGACAATTTACCGTGGGAACCATTCACCTACGATCCAACCATTCCACCGCTTCAATTATTCAACCAACAACCACCAGACATGGCAGGCAAAGTCTTCGCACGATTCAGGGCAGGCGAAATCATCAGCTCAGTAGCGTCAGATGTGCAAGCCAACATCGAAGCGATCATAGCGGAGGGCTTCACAGCGCAACAAACATTCACCACCGGCAGAACCGTTACCGGACTCACTCCAGAACAAACCGCTCGCCGATTGTTCTTCATACTTCAGGAAGTATCCCCAGTGCCTATCACCGGCGCTGATTACGCAGCTCAAGTCGTGCCATACACGAACGGACTGTTCCCAAGATGGGCGGTAGCTGTAGACCGAAGCATGAACTCATACGCCAACCGGCTCGCCAATCAAGGCATCGACCCGAAAGAGATTGAACGCAGAACAAAGGGACACGGCGAACGATACGGAAACAAACTCCGAAGGGCAAGAGCGAGAATGATTGCAAGAACCGAAGTCGCCTACGCACAGAACCAAGCCATGTACGACACCATGCTTTCAGCGCAGAACGATGGACTGGTCGGGACGCAAACTCTCAAAGAGTGGGTAACAGGACCACTGGATGTTTGCGACATCTGCACACCGATGGGCGGAAAGAGAGTTCCTCTGAAGCAGAACTTTGCATGGCAGGGCGGTCAAGGATTGTATCCACCGGCGCATCCTAACTGCCGTTGCTACACAGATATGATTCCGCAGTACACGCAACCACCGACTCGACTGGGAACAGGACAGACCGGCGATCCGTACCGCTATCAGTTTCCTGATGGTTGGCAGATAGGCGTGCCAGTACAATAGCAAAAAGTAAAGAAACCCTCCACCGAAGTGGAGGGCAACTTGTTTGTTTCTTAATAGGTGTGGTCGATTGTATCTATTGCTGATGATTTGATTCCATCATTAGGCATTTGAGTTGCGTAACCTTTGCTTGGGTTGTCCTTAGGGAACCATACGTTGTGTAGCCGAACGGTGACCTGCTGTGGATTAGCTTCAGTGTGACCGTATAGCTTTTCACCTTTCTTCCAGAAGAATTTGTAACTTTTTACTCCGCCTACTGCTTCCAATCCGTAAGTTATAGTTTCATAAACCCAGCCGTCTGTTCGTTCCCCACCAGCTAGAGTGAACCTGATCTCTTTGCCGCAAGTTGTTTCGATAACGGCAACCATTGAGCCGGAAGCAACCTTCATGAATTTATTTTTCTTGCCTGATTTTTGGTTCCAGAACTTAGGAGCTTTCTCAGCGCCGGTCTTCCATAGGGCTATGATGGTTCCTTCGTAGTCTGTGTAGTCTTTGAAGATGTTGTGTTTTGTGTTTGTTTCCATGTATTCAAGTTAGCGTACTTTTCTCATCATGACAACCCCTATTAACAAATTAGGCACATTTCTTTATACAACCCAAGTACGGTTCGGGTCTTCGTTCGGGCGTAGATTCTTCGCACCTCTTGGTCGCAAGTATCTGACGTTGCCGTTCTTGAAACACTCTCGCAGTTCTTTCTTTGCATCAGCGCCGAACGCCATGCCGACTAGGTTCAAGTAGATCGAGCAGAACTGCCAACCGTGTCCCTGATGAAACAGAAAGTCGGGTCTGCCGTTCTCGTTGTAATCAACAACGTGGGCAAGTTCATGAATCACATACCACTTCTGCCTCGCATTCCGAGACAAGCTCATCTCTCTACCGTTAGCACAACCACCGTTAGCCTTTGGAGTGATAGCCAACCCTGCCGTCATGTTGCGGTATGGGCTGTCCATATCTTTGACAACACCAAGAACGTGGACCTGCCTCCCATATTCATGGATGCGTTCCGGTTTCATCTTGTATTTAATATGAAGCCGAGAGTGTGTCTTCGGATACCGCCGAGCGAATGACTGCCTACGCATCAGACGATAAACATACTCCCATACATCTTCGAGTTCGCCGAGATTCTCAGAAGCCCCAAACTTTGACCAATCAACTCTGTCCTCTGCTGCATAGACTTCTCGTTGTTGTCTATCAGTATCATCGACTAGCGCTCTCATCACCGCACCTCCGTAGTTCCACACCTAGCAGTCACGAACTCATCCGCCGGAACGGTAACTCGACTACCAAGATCATCGACATGGATTGTTACAGTGCCATCATCGAAGCACGCAACCACATGACCCAAGCTCCTCTTCGTTCTTGGTTGTCTCTTGAGTTGTACTTTGACATTGGCTCCTGCCTTGAGGATACGTTGCCCCTCACGGCGGATCTCTTTCACTTCAGAAACCTCTACGATTTCTTCAACGGTTGCGCTCTCACAATTACGATGGGGCGAATTCATACGGATATGATTCACCGCCTCCGCAGTTGAGAGTGTCCGCATCGCTCTGCGGTCCGTTGTCTTGAGACCAAGACTCGAATCCCAGATCGTGTACTTCATGCCGTTCCGAACCGCTCGGATCAGACGGCAAGATTCACAATGTGCCATTTCTTGTTTTCCTTTCGTTGTTTCCATAAATCCATTTTAGCATAAGCAACCCCCCTATGCAAATCAAGAATTTTCCACCAACTCATGACAAGCGATTAAACATCGGTTATTGTTAAGGAAAGTCGAGTAGACCAAGTGTCTCAAGTGTCCAAGTGACCAGACCCCTAAATGGTTCGGTTACGCCATGACGGAGGTCAGGATGTCAAAATACATTGCAACAGGCGGAGCGACAGGCGAAGCCGATATCGAAATCGCAGGGAAAACATATTCAGCAGGAGACACTGTTGAACTCGTAGGCAAGAAAGACCTCTGGCTCGTGGAACAGGGATACCTCAAAGCCACCAGCAAACAAACCAGTAAGGGAGATAAGTAATGCCAACATTTATTCACGGCAAGAACACCGCCGTCTACATAGACGAGTTCGACCTCTCAAGTTATTTCAATGATGTAAGCGTAACCCTAGATAATGACACCGCCGAAACGACAGCGTTCGGTGACACCAACAAATCGTTCATACTTGGCACAAGAGGTGGAACCTTGAGCATGTCAGGCATGTGGGCAGCAGACACAGATGGGTCAGACGAAGAACTCCAAGCCCTACTGGGTAATGCCACGACACCGATCCTTACAATACGGCAAGGCGCAGCAGCCATTGGCAGTCGAGCGATCATTGCCCAAGCTAACGAAACGAACTATGCGATCAGTAACCCAGTGGCAGATGTTTCCACAATCAGCGCCGACTTTGAATGCACACCAAATCAAGTCTCGAACTTAACCTTTGCTTTGGCAGGCGGAGTTCAACTCACCGCAGGAGCAAGCATCGCACATGGCTCTCTCGGCGATCTCAGTTCTGTAGATAACGCAGCCTCATCAGCGAATGGTGGCGCAGGCACTCTACACGTTCCAACCAACACCGTGGGTGGGAACACAACAATTAAGATTCAGCACTCGGCGAATAATTCATCGTGGGCTGATCTTATTTCATTCACCGTGGTCGGCAGTTCTGCCAAGACTTCGGAAATCAAAGCAGTATCCGGTACTGTTAATCGTTACCTTCGGGCAACAGCAAGCACCGCCGGATCAAGTGGCTCCATAACCTTTATGGTTGCCTTCGCAAGATTCTAGGAGGAATCAAATGCCAACATTTGCACACGGAAAGTCAACAGACTTTGCGATTGATGATACAGGCGGTACAAGCCGTAACATATCAGACACGCTCACTGACGTTAGCTTTCCTCAAACAATAGACACCGCCGAAACAACAGCGTTCGGTTCAAGTAACAAGTCCTACATCGTAGGTCTGAAAGACACCACGATCAGCGTAAGCGGAATCTGGGACGCAACCGTAGACGGATACCTTTCAGGAACAGAACCAGCAAGCCGATCATTTATTTTCGGTCCAGCAGGATCAACTGGCGGAAATGTAAAGTACACAGGGGAAGCCATAATGACGAACTACAGTCAAAGCAACCCTGTGGGTGATGTGGTGAGCTTTACAGCGGATTTCCAAGTGACGGGATCCGTGACACGCGGTAGTTATTAAACAATTAAATTAAGGAGAGAACAATGGTCAGACTTGCAGACAAGATACGTCAAGCAGACGACAGAACAGAAAACACAATTCAAGTAGAGGAGTGGGGCGTGAAAATTGGCATCCGTTCCATGACCGCTCGACAGCGTAGCGATATGCAAGAGCGATGGGCAGAAACAGGTGAACAATCCGCCTCCACTCTCTACGAGAACATAATCCTTCATTGCGTCTTCGACCCAGAAACAGGCGAAGCAGTATTCACGGAAGAAGACCTCGAATGGCTACTCGAAGAAAAATCCGCACAAGTAGTGGATCGGATAGCGCAAGAGTGTCTGAAGGTTTCTGGTTTGATGACTGATTCGGTGGACGAAGTGGGAAAAGATTCCTTGGCTTTGGTGGAGGAAACCCAGAGCTAAGGTTTTACTTTCATCTCGCAAGAGAACTCGGAATGACAGTCGATGAAATGCTCGACAGAATGACAAGCGCAGAACTGACCGCATGGCGAGCGCTATACCAAATAGAAGCAGACGAAAGAAACCGAGCGAACGAAATGGCGAGACAAAAACGAGGAGGACGATAAATGGCAGCAATGACCACCGTCCTCAAAGCGCTCATCACGGCGGACGCTACCCAAATGAAAACCCAGCTCAAAGCTGCGGAAGGTTCGCTCACCGCTTTCAGTAACAAAGCAACAGCAGCAGGAAAGAAACTCACCAAGAGTGTAACCCTTCCAATGGTTGCAGTTGGAGGAATAGCGATCAAAGCAGCCTCCGACTTTGAAGCGAGCATGACCAAGATAGAATCGCTCGTTGGTTTATCATCGGAAGCCGTAGAAGGCTTCACCGAAGATGTGCGTAGGCTATCAGGGGAAACAGCGCAAGCACCCAAAGACCTCGCCGATGCCATGTTCTTCATCACATCAGCCGGTCTACGAGGGGCAGCAGCCACAGAAACTCTTGAAGCAGCAGCCAAAGCAGCAGCAGTCGGACTAGGCGACACCGCAACCATCGCCGACCTTGCAACATCAGCACTCAACGCATACGGCGAAGAAAACATCTCAGCCACCAAAGCAACCGATGTTATGGTCGCAGCGGTAAGAGAAGGAAAGCTCGAAGCATCAGAACTCGCAGGAAGCATGGGTCGAGTTCTCCCGATTGCATCAGCGATGGGTGTCGGCTTTGATGAAGTCGGAGCAGCGTTCGCAGCGTTATCCAGAACCGGAACGAACGCAGCCGAAGCAGCCACACAAGTTCGTGGAATCCTCAGCTCACTTCTAAGACCAACCAAACAAGCAAAAGACGCACTCTCAGGCATGGGACTATCCGCCGAGGGACTACGAGAACAGATCAAAGAAGAAGGACTCCTCGCCGTACTCAAAACACTGGCGGAACGCTTTGACGGAAACGAAGCAGCAGCAGCGTCAGTGTTCGGAAACATCAGAGCGCTCTCTGGTGTCATGGATTTGATGGGGGCGAACGTAGCTACCACCGAACAAATCTTTGCCAACATGACCGACACCACCGGCGCACTGGATAACGCATTTGAAGCAACAACAGACACCGCAGCTTTCAAATTACAACAAGCAATGGCTGATGTTAAGCAAGCGCTCATAGATCTCGGAAACGTCCTCATCCCAATCGTTGTTCCAGTGCTTGAAACTCTCTCGAATATCATAAAGACAGTCGCTCAGGGATTCAGCAACCTTCCCGCACCTATCAAAACCGTGACGCAAGCCATGTTGGGAATGGCAGCAGCAGCAGGACCAGTCGCTATGGGAGTGGGCAAATTAACAGGAACAGGCGGAAGGGGAGTCCTTGGTGGTTTGCTTTCAGTTGTAAAGAAACACCCAGTGGCGTTCGCAGCAGCAACAGTCGGAGCGGTAGCGTTCGGAAAGATCATTGGAGGAATGCGTAAACGAGCGCAGGAAGCCAAAGACCGAATGGAAATCCTACGGCAAGAAATCATTGACTCTGGTGATCCAACAGCGACACTCACACAAAGAGTGAAAGAACTCGCTTCTCGTCTATCAGAACTTAAAGGAACAGCAGAGGAAGCAGACCCAAGCATCGGCGAGTTCGTAGGTTCACAAACAATGCTTTCGGAACTCATAAAGCGTGATGTGGTTCCGCAGTTCCAGCAGTTAGATATCGAAATGAGTTCCCTCCTTCCGTTAGTTGAAGGCGGAACAGACGAGTTCCATAAGTTAGGAGATCAAACAAAATATCTGGTAGCGCAGGAAGATGCCTTCGTTAAGAAACTACGAGAAGCGGATGACTCCATCGCAGGAGT